CTCTCGGGGGCCGTGTGTTCACACACAACACCTAGTCAAACTGTAGATGGGAGACCGAGTTATGCGGTTTCGGAACTATTCAAGCCCCGACCCGCGCTCAGCGGAGTCCAGGATCTATCTGCCTAACGGCAGCCTGTTCTCTACTGAAACAAAGTCTCGAGTTACCAACTCCATCGGTTCGATGTCTGACGATAAACACGGCAGACCCGGACGTCGCTCCACCAAGTTTGTGTGGTGGGGCGATTGGGGAGGTGACATGACCCTCCAAAAGACCACGTACCACTTGCCGCCAGACTTTCGGATTAGAACTCCGAAGAAAGGTCTAGACGGTAAGCATGAGTACGATGGTTGGTGGTATCCTGTCATCCCGGAGCAGATGGCGTCACCTTTGGTGATACCTCCTGCTTCATCTCTCGATGGTTGGGGCACTAAGGCGGTCGCTCAGACCGTCCCGACGCGCCCTCAAGCTGGGCTCACTCAGTTCGTCGCGGAGCTCAAGGATATCCCCAAGCTCCCTATCGTTGGGCTTTATCGAGCCATCAAGGCAGGCGGCCGTCGGAAGGATCTCTTTCGGCGTTCTGCTCGTCACGTAGGTGGGGAATACCTCAACTACGAATTTGGATGGCGCCCACTTGTCCAGGACCTGATCGACTTTCACAAGGCGACCAGGGACGCTAGCAAGATCATCGCGCAGTTCGAACGTGATTCGGGCCGCGTGGTGAGACGGAGACGACTGATCCATCATGCTCAGAGTTCTAGTTCGACAGCCCCTACAACCTCTATTGGAAGTGGTCCTTCGACCGCTTTCCTTAAGTTGGCCGGATCTGAGTTCATACGCACAAGGACCGATGAGACCAAGATATGGTTCTCCGGCGCCTATACGTACTACCTCGTCCCCGGTAAGGATTTCGTGTCTTCAGTCCGTCGTGACGAGCAGCTCTTAAACAAGCTGTACGGTACGCGGTTCTCTGTTGACACGCTATGGGAATTAACCCCATGGTCCTGGGCTCTAGACTGGGTCTCTTCCATCGGCTCTGTGGCGGCAAACTTAGCCGCTTTCAGTAACGATGGTTTGATCATGCGCTACGGCTATATCATGTTCAATCGGACGATTACGACGACAGCACAACTAAGCTGTACAGTCTATAACACGACCGATCGACTGACAACGCGAGCCACCTGTATTCAGGAGCTCAAGATGCGTCGTCGCGCTACGCCGTTTGGCTTTGGACTCACGCTGGGGGCTCTAAGCACCCGGCAGTTAGCTATCTTGTCAGCTTTAAAGCTTTCAAGAACTAGGTAGAAGAACTCTACCGAGGCCACAGAATGTGTCCTAAATGTAGAACACATAACCGCGCAGAAGCGCACACGGAAAGGTAATTCCAATGCTCGCTGATCCTCAGTCTGTCACGATCAACGCAGTCCCGCACAGTCTTCCCCGCGTGGAAAGCGGCATCAACGCCGCTCGATACACGAAGGACGACCAAACGGTCTCGCTTAGCACCTCCCATACTTACGGGAAAAGGTATCGTCGGGTCGTTCGCCTTGATCATAACAAGATCTCGGCTGACCCTCTGGTCCCGGCTCAAAATCAGAAGCTGGGCGCCAGTATCTACCTGGTGGTTGATCAACCAGTAACCGGTTACACCCCGGTCGATCTTGAACAGATCGCCGCGGGTTTCCTGGCCTGGTTTACGGCTAGCACCAACGCGAACCTCAAAAAGGTCCTCGCGGGCGAACCGTAACACGGCGTAAGCCGTGCGACTCTGAGCAGCACATTGGCCTGGATCTGAAACCCCCTCATTGAAGGAGGCTAGATGAAAAGCCTTGTGCCTTACGTGACTAACATGCTCGCAGATGCGCGCATGTGGTGTGGTGCAAACACCCATCGCGATTCGGAAACGATCGCGAAGCGTGTCGAACACGAGGGCCTTTCGTTTTTGACGATCGGCCTACCATCTTTCTCGAGCTCCTTTCTACAGGCGCTTGAGCGAGGATGGATCGACTCCACTGACTTTCCCGGCTTTCGCCGTGGGAAGCAGAGGTTTCCCCTCTTTTTGAGAGGTCTCCTTTGTCGTGTGTTCGACGGGCGTACTGGTCTCGTCCTCGACGACCCGGATTCTTTGGCTATCTATTGGATTCAGCAGATATGCTGTGCCTTTAAGAAGCTGGAGGCGGATTGCACCCTTGAAAGAAAGGAGCAAGCCTATGTCCGGTTTGAAGAGTGTGAGAATGAAGTCCGAGAGTGGTCTACACACGTTGAGCCTCGTCTTCTTGACGATTTTCGCTTGTGTGCTGCTACTCTTTTTGGCACAGTACTCTCAGATATCGATCGAAAGATCTCACGTCTGGAACACGTACCAAAACATGGTCCTGGTGCAACGGCTGATAAACTCACAGCCAACGCCAGATACTGGCAAGTCGAGTGGGCCGAGAGGCTCCAACCCTTCTTCCCAGCTGATGCCTTCATCTCCCCAAATTTGGGAGAGTCCGGCCTCAGCCATGTGGACTTCATCGAACCTGGGCGTGAGCGACCCGTTAGGGTAGTTCTAGTCCCTAAAACGTTGAAGACGCCACGAGTTATAGCGATTGAGCCGGCTGCCATGCAATACGCACAACAGTCGATTCTTGAGCTCCTCGTGCCTGCCCTGGAGAAAAAGTATCCCAGGACTCTTGGTTTCACCGATCAAACGGTTAATCAAGTGAGGGCGAAAGAGGCCTCACGGTCGCGAGTGCATTGCACTTTTGACCTATCGGAGGCTTCCGACCGCGTTTCCAATCTGCTCGTCCATATGCTTCTTTGCTCGGCGCCGGCCCTTCACGGGGCGGTCCAGGCGTGTCGCACTAAACGGGCAGACGTACGAGGTAAGGTCATTGACCTCGCCAAGTTCGCGTCTATGGGTTCTGCTCTATGTTTTCCAATTGAGGCTATGGTCTTCTTGACCGTGCTTCGCATGGCGGACTGTAAGAGCAGACGTGTCAGTGCAGGGTCCCGGGTTGGTCTTTCTGACTTCCTCCGGAATACCTCTGTCTACGGGGACGACTTAATCTTCCCCGCAAGACTTGCACCCCTATCAGCTGATTTTCTCACGACCTTCGGGTTGAAGGTGAATCAGCACAAGTCTTTCGTGAAGTCCAACTTTCGAGAGTCTTGTGGTGGCGACTTCTTCAATGGTATACCGGTCAAACCGGTGTACTATAGGAGGATACCAGAGATGGCATCGCCGCGTGATAGGCGTATCTCGCTTGTGAGTCTCGTGTCCACACGCAATCAGCTTTATGAAGCTGGTGCGTGGAGTACGGCAACTTTCCTCGACGGTAAGATTCGGAAATTAATCCCGTTTCCCAACGTTCAGGATGATTCCCCAATTGTCGGACGTAAGTCCTTTTTGGGTTATTCGGTTGACCGATACTCTCCGACACTACACCGGCCTGAGGTTCGCGGTCTTACGATCGCTCCTCGGAGTCCGGATGATAGCTTGGATGGTTACGGTGCTCTCATGAAGTATTTCCTCAAGCGGGGCGAAAAGCCACGCGAAGAGGGACATCTTCTGAGGTACGGACGTCCGCGATCCGTTCACACCAAGATCGCGTGGGCCACCCCCTATTAACCATGGGGAGGTGGGTTGAGTCTTAATATGGCTCTTAAG